TCAGTATAAATATAAAGTATTCCAACTTTATTGACGGTTAATATTTCTATCTGCGGCTCTTTCAAGTATCCACGGTTTGAATTTAAAACAAATATTTTATCGCCGGGCTTTACATCCTTTAATGATTTCAATTTAAAACACTCTCCCCTTTAAGCAGTATACTTCCTTTCGGGGGGGGTAACTCCTGAAAACTCTTTTTTCATTTCTTTCACTGCTTCTAGTTGTAGTAATAAAATTTGTTCAATATCATAATCTGTTGCTTTTTCTATGCTCAAAAAGCCTGCAAGCAAAACACTTTGCAATTTCAAAAAGATTTCTTCTGCGTCGTCCGTTGTTCCTGTAGTCATAAAAGTACCCGTTTCACTCATAAATAAGCAGAGTTCATTTTGCATTAACGCTTCTTCTACTGTTTTTAGCAAGTTTTCATCACTTGCTTTCTTTTCCGTTACGTTTATATCTAGTTTGTTGTCCATTTTCTACCTCTTTCCGCGCCATAATCTCCATATGGGCGTTTTTTATTTGTTTTAGGTGTAATGTGTTGCGCTTGTTGTTTAAAATCGTTCAAGGCTGCTCGTATCGTTTCATATAGTTAAATACTGACGTTTGTGGAAGTCCCAATGCGGCAGCAATCTTATATGAGCTGGCGCCGTTATTTTTCATTTCAAAAATTTGATTATGAAATTTTTCCCAATCGTGCGGGCTGTTTGGGTGTGGTTTAAACGGTGGAATTGCTTTCACCATTTTCGGCGGCAGGGGGGGAGTTTCTTCCTGTTTGGGTTTAAACGGCAGGCTTGCAATGTTTATATAATGTTCCCCTCTAACGCATTCTTTTAGGTCTAAAAACGGGCAGTAAACAGTATCATTATGGCGGCGCAGGCGGTAACATTTTAGGCAATCAATCATTTTTCTAAACTCTTTTCTTTAGCTTCTTTTACCGAATTGCAGTATTCATCTATTTTTTCTTTGCTCAAATGCCTATTACCATACTGCTTATATCCCTTGATTTTTTCCAGCACCTCGAAGGGGTGTCATAGTAATACCGTGTGCGTCGCCCTGTATGGAATTTAAATATATTCGTGCAATCTTCCCGCAGTTCTTTTAGCAGCTTTCCATATTTCCAGCGTTCAATCGAACAGGCTAAAATAATTCGTCCAACACGGTAGCCGCTTATAAATCCTTTTGCCTTTGCTGCTTCAATGCTGATATTCTGCATTATTCATTCTCCTCTTTATTGATTTTTTTCTTTAACGATAATAAACAAGCGTTGCAAAGCGGGATGTTATAGGTTTCGTATCCTGCTACATGTATAACAAAACTGTTCCTGCTCGCCCCAATATAACCTTTTCCACACCCGTCGCAAACAAAATCTTTTTTCTTTTCTTTTCTTAATTTAATCACTTTATCACTCCCTTAAAATCTGCGAATAATATAAATATTTATCATAAAGGCTGCCAAAAATAATAATGCGCCTATTAAAAATGCAGTTATCATTATATTCCTCGTCGTTATTCTATGGTTTCCTGCGTTTTTTTAACTATAATTTCTGTTTTCTGTAATCATGGTATCGCTCCCTTTATTTTTGTTTTTCCTTACCTCTCGTCTATATTATAGCCCCCCCTCCGTTCTGTTGTCAAGTATTTTTTTGAAAAATTGCAAAATAAAAAAGCAGGGTATTTGCCCTGCTTTTTAGTATTATGAATTTAATTTTTGGCGGCGTCGCAATCTTACTTCATAGTTGTGTTTACGGATTTCTGCCAAGTGATACTCTGACGGCTCAAAGTACTTACAACGCGCATTTCTTGCGGAACGTGGTAGATTGCACTTTAAATTTTTAGTGCAATTTAAGCAATTCTTCGTTACATTCCAGTAAGTCAAAGCTTGCTTTGTTTTTTCTGCTTCCGCTTCTTCTTCCATACGTCTATTAATCAGCTCAAAGGCATTGCTTAAAGGATTATCTCTGCCCAGTAACCCCCTCATTTTATTCTCCGTCTTTTAATGTTTCTGTGCCTTTATTAAGGCGCACACTGACCAGCTCGGCAAGAGTTTTTAATTCTTCATCTTCTAGGCTTTCAACCAATTTAACTAAATCCAATTTGTTATTTTCAATCAAGCCTACAATGTTCTGGTTCAGGCATTCTAACACATTTTTTTCACTGATTAAAAGTGAAGCGTCCTTAAATAAATTAGCCACTTGTTTAGCTTTTTCCGGGCTGGCTATTAATTTTTCTGACCCACTCTTTAATACAAACCCACAGGCGGCGTCTATCGTCGCTTCTGTGTATCGCTTATGTTCAGCTATAGCGTTTTTTGTTGTTTCAAAACTCTTTTGCTGTTCAACGGAGATTTTTACATAGTACGGTTTTAATTCTTTTTCGGGCTTTAAATTTACTGATTCTTCTGAAACTGTTGAGTTTTCTGTTTTTAACGGTTTAATTTTGTCTGACATTTCGGCACTTCCTTTTTTTATTTTTTTATAATGCTATATGTTAAAGCGGCTGCCGCCACTACATATGCAGCATTTCGCTGCCTTTTAATGATTGCCAGTTTTTTCTTGCAGCTCTCTGAGTAGGCTGTCAACAATTTGTTTGCTTCGTCTAATAGCTTCTCTGTCTGCTGTTTCTCGGATATCAAGCTCGTTAACTGCTGCGTTTTCCCTGTCAAGGATTCTGTTAAGTTCTTCGAGTTCTGTTCGGCTATCTCTAATTTGTTCTGTAACTTGCTTACTATCTCCGACATTTGATTGTAACGCGATAACAAGTCCCTGTAACTCTGCGATTTCTCGTTGCTGCTGTTCTCTAGCTGCGTTAATTCCTGCTGTAGCTGCTGCAAGTCGCTTGTCCATTTCGCCGCCTGCCCGGGCGTAATAGTAATAGGTTGCTCCTGCGCCCAGCACAAGCCCGGCACAGGCAGCAATAATAAGGCTAGTAATACTGCTTTTATTAAGTTCCACATATTTAACCCCCTTTTATTTTTTGGTAAATCCACCAAAATAAATACGTGATTACTATTCCAATTATACCAGTAACAAGACTTATTACCAGCCCTTTTAATCCATTTTCTAAAAACATTTTTATAACTCCACCTTGCAAAGTTTGAAATACCTCGGATTTTCGCTTTCTTGTTCAGCTTTTTCGTTCCATAAATTCAATGTTTTTTGAGCTACAATAAGAATTGTTTCTAAATTTGATTCTGATGTCGTACATTCTTCATTGTTTAAGAATGTTACTTTTCTGATGATACTTGGCGGTAATGTCACGAACACAGGGAATTTAGTTTTTTTCCCAACTTCGTGGATATAAATTTCAATTCTTTTATCATTTACCATAAAAATCATAAGTAGCCTATCCTCTCTGATTTTATTTTTGTTTTTTCCAATTTGTTTTTATACTTCGAGAAATGCACGGGTGAATTTCTCGACAACTATCATAATTCTTGCGGCTCTTAAGCTTTTAGCTGCTCTACGTGCTTCTGTTGCCGTTTCGTAACAGGTACTTCTGTCTATTACGTTATTGATTGATAAATAATACTTGCATTCTACCATTCTTTGCTTTTTTCATAACTCCTTTATTTTTGTTTTTCCTTACCTCTCGTCTATATTATAGCCCCCCCTCGTTCTGTTGTCAAGCATTTTTTTGAAAAATCGCAAAATAAAAAAGCAGGGCATTTGCCCTGCTTTTTGACGTAAATGTTAAGTATTGTTTTTTTATGGTACTACAGTTAACACTACGTTGTTCCCTGCTGCGATAATCATTCTGCTTAATTCTTCGCCGTCGATATTCTGCATACGCAGACAGCCGTAAGTCGGTACCCAGCCTTGACGCCCTGCGAACGGATTAGGCAATCCGCTGCCGCCGCCGTGAATATCTCTTGCTCGTGGGTCGTGGGTAGTGATATAGAATGTGCCATAAGCTGCGCCATATGCGCCGTTAGTAACTTCTGCGCTTACGTTTGTATAAACGCCGTCCGGTAAGCTTCCACGAGGGTCGCCTGCTTCGTTGTAGCCCGGAACGAAATCGTCACGACATTCCCAATCACCAATGACGTTATAATTTTCGTCCATAGCAAAAATACGTTGTTTGCTGCGTTGAAATTGGATTTCTTTCACCATGTTTATCACTCCTTTTTACCATTTTAGCACGTTATTTCGTGGTAGGCAAAAATTTATTAACAACATAGTCAATAACCTTTTTTACTGCATTAGCAATACTGCTATATCCTAACTCTATTAGATTCTCGTTTATGCTGGATAATTCCACGACTAATATACATACTGTGATAACACCCGGCAAAAAGTCGTTTAAAATTAAATTTGTTGAAAATAATTTAAT